ACTCATCGGAAGATCTAATGACTCTTACTTTTTTCTATATTTATTTATAAATTGTTTGCCCCATTCACTTCCGGGAACCATTTTCTCCACATACTTTCTATGAGCATCAGTTCCTACAAGTCTTTGATCGGCAGGAACACCAGAAGGTGCATTACTATTAGTTACTGCTTCGGATACATCCTTAATCCAAGACTTAAACATAATGTTATCTTCGGTGACACAAATCAGGTAGTTAGTTCCACGACGAATAATCTTACCAACTAATCCTGTATTGAGATTTTCTACTATACTACCGACAGTATAAACTTTCTTTTTGATAAAATTTTCACGAAGACTTTTCCAATCAAACTTAGGAGCAATCTCCCACATATTCCAACCTTCTTTAATTTCCATCGCAGCACGAAGAGTATTATAAAGGTCTTTTGTTTGCTTACTATTCATCGTAGAAGGAATACCTTTACGGAATGCTGCAAAGTCTCCTTCTGCTGCTGCTTTTCTTTGCTTTGATGCAGACATTCCTTCTGTTCCTTCTGCATCAGGATCTCTATCACCCGCAGAAAGAACCTCTACATTATCAAAGGCATAAAGTTTTCCATTATAGTCATTTGATAATCTCTCAAATTCCTGAACTCTATCTCCGCCACCAACAATTCTTACATTTGTATATCCATCATTATGTGCCTTCTTCAGAACATCAAAGATTGTTCTATTTGCAGGATCATTTACAATCTTCTCACTATGAGTCGGATACATCTGTCTCATTACTGAAACCTTTGTATCAGGATCTAATGGATTCTTTTTCTTATTCTGACTACGTGAAGGTACAATAATATAATCACCCTCATCAGAACTTGCGGCAACCTTATCTAATAGTTTTTCGTGTCCTGTTGTTGGTGGATTAAAACGACCAAATGTAACTGTCAGTGTTCCTTTTGTTTTTTCTACTGGTGGTGGTCCTTCTTGTGCAGGAGCATCTTGTGCGGCAGGTTGTTCTGGTGCTGCTGCTTTTTGTTGAGTTGGTTCTTGTGCAGGTTCTTTTTCGTATGTTGTTTGTGAAAGTTTCTTTTCTTTATCGGTTGATGGAGGATCTTGTTGTCCTACTCTCTGTCTCTTATTATAAAACTTCAGAGATCCTTTCTCTGTCTTCGCAACAAACTCTCCCTTATTATCATACCATCCACCATGGCCATCACCTTTCAGACCCAATCTTGCGGCCTGTTGTGATGCAGTCTCAAATAAAAATTGGAAGAAACTCTTCATTACTTGTTCAGTTGTTTAATTATAGATTTTTCGTTTGTAACAATGTAACTGAGGACACTTTTCCTCATTTTTATATATTTATCTATAATCTTATCTGCCTTGCTTGATGAGATTTTTTTATCAAAGGTCACATAGACATATGCTAGAAAGTCATTATACTTCCTTTTGGGCGCCTTTGAGTCCGTTTCGAAGGATTGTAATAATTCTTTAACTTGTGGGTTCATTATTCTAACTTATAATAAGGTGAAGATAAAGAAGATCTGGAGTTGGCATACAAATAGAAATCCTCACAGACTTGATTTACTTTATTTTTTGGTATTGACTCTATTTTTTCTCTAAGTGCAATACAATGAATTTTTGAATATAACCACGCATCGAAAGTGCCTTGTTTTTGCTTTTTAATTTGAAGATCATTAAATTTTGATTCAGTATATCCCTTTGAATATTTCTGTAGTCCCACCTTTATGTCTTCAATTATCTTAAGTTTTTTTGTAGCATTCTTTATCTGATTAGCATAATCAGTTGAGATTGGAGATTCACCATGCATTTTCAAAAGTAAATTTACAGGGCCTAAAGATATTTTTCCTTGATTTGCCTTGGTTCCTTTTACTTCTCCCTGCCATCCAGTCAATGATTTACTTCCACCAAAAGATCTAAATTGTATTTTAGTTCCATCATTATATTTCAGGTATATATCAATACTATCATAATTCATGTCAAATCCAGAATATTCTTTCTCTAAAGTATCCTTTTTATCAAAATTTAATAGTTTTAAACTGGCACTCTTAGACATTTTTTTTAAAGAAACTCCGAACATTACAGGTTTCTGGGGATTTATTCTTTCATTCATACATTGATTTAGTCCTTTAATAGATTGTTCATCCTCCAAACATTTAGAATCATATCCAGGTGTAGTAACATATATATCTGCAGGTGACCACTTATTGATATCTAATCTGATCCCTTCCTTCTTTTTAATTCTTTTAAATTGATTTTCAATATGATCAACAGTCTTTGATCCTCTGTGAAAAACTATTCCTTGTTTTATTTTTTTAAATTTATTCCACAGTTCATTGGCACCCAATAAAGAAGATGATATCCAATCATCGGTCAATTCATTCAGTATCTTATCAGTATCTTCATCAACATCAAACTTTGATTTAAATTTTTCAACATTGGCAGGAGTAATATCAGAATGTGTAATTTCTCTACCAAGACCGAATGCCACTGCAGCGTAAACTGCCTGAGCAGACTCTGCCATTTTAGTCAGTGCTGCACCAGCACCAGATCCACCACCCTTCTTAGGTTTGAATACAATATTCAAATATGATCTAGCACTTTCAGATACTCTAAGTCCTTCAAATGTAGATTTTGGAACTTTTGTTTGTTCTACCTTTATATTTCTTTTCTTAAACTCTGCCTTTATTTCTTCTCTAGCTTCAGATCTCTCTTTTGAAAAAACGAATAAAGTTGTAACCAAAGGTCCAGCACTTTTTACTTCAGTTTCATAGTCTTGAAGAATTTCATTAAGAGCTAATAAAGTTTCAGCAATTGTTGCCATAATACTTTTTAAGTATTTATTATGAAGTTATAATCCTTTGAGATAGTCCTTCTCTTTTTGATATGGAACTATCTCACCAGTATAATGTTTCCATCCTTCCTGAATATCTGGAATTAACCATTGGTCAACTCGATAACAATATTTCCAGTTCACAGGTTGTATACAATTCATCACAACTACCGTCCAGAATGATATAAGATAGTTGAGAATTGTATACATTAGAATACGAATGTAACCAGTGCCGCATATCCAACTAGTATAACACACAATCTAGAAAGAACGCTGTAGTATTTTCTGATTGGTGTTCCAAAGTATTGTTGTCCGATCATCAAACATTTATGTGCGGGTGAGATCAAGTATCCAGAATACTCGGTGCAAAGAAACCAGACAAGATATTGAGGTCCAAAGATTGCCACAAGTGCAGAAGTCATGCCAGCATACTTGCCAGATGAACCCATAATGTAGGCAGCAACCATAGCAACAAGAGATGCAGGAACTAACATTTCAGGAGTTGCTGCTTGGAGATAGTCCATGACTGGACCTTTAATCAATCCTACAACTCCACCAAGGGCAAGGACAATCGTAGCAATGATAGCAAACTTACCATCTAACCACTTACCCCACTTCCAATCCTTAAACACAATAGAATAATAAATTGCCATTCCAAGGAACCAAGGGAAGAAGAATATTGCTCCTCCCTTACCGGTATTCAATAAAAGGATAACAGTAGCAATTAGAGGTGCCCACCCAGTAATGGCACGTCTCCAATTAAATTCTCTAACATATTCTAAATTAGGAATAACAGAAGTGGCAGGAACTTTTGTGAAAATATACCACCAGGTATAAGTAAGAGTAATAATAAGTGGAATGATTGTATATCCAAGAAAAGTTGAATAAGAAACTCCCATCACTGCCATAGGAAGAACAACTGTCTTCTCTAATGGAGACCACCAATAATAATGATGAACAGATAGATAATCAATCACACCAAAATCAGAACGACGTTGTTTATCAGGTGGTGCAATTGCATCAAGAAGTGGTGCCGATAAAGCAACACGTCCTGGAATAGGAAGAATACCACCCAACAATGATGTGATAATAACAAGGACACGATTATCCTTGATGTATTTCTTTGCTAAAGCATATACATCTTCTAATGCAGAATAATCCCGGATGAAACCACCCAAGATCATAATACCAAAGATGTAACCCATATAGAGTTCATTCTTAGCAATAGATTCAACTACTTTCGTTATCATTCACAATTTCCTCAATTTGTTTATCAAGACTTACAATTGCTTGACGAATATCAATCACACGTTGCGGACAACATGTAGGATCATAAGTATATCCTTTTATATCAGTAAATAATGACTGACGAACTGCTGCTGCCTGATAGACAGATAGTTCTAATGTTACTTTTTTATCTTGACTCATAGGTCTCCCTCAACACGATTTTCAGAATAATGGACATCAAACTCACCACCAGGATATCGTGACTTGAGTTTATCAACATTCATCTCAATGATATCATCAAGAGAAATATTGAGACCCATACATGCCTGTGCAACATACCACATAATATCACCAAGTTCACGTTTGAGATGAAATAGGTTCTCTTCGTTTACTGGTTTGCCTTGGAAGACGATCTTCTTTACAACTTCAGTAAACTCACCTGCTTCGGCACACATACCAACAGAGGCAGTGAGAAGTCGATGTGTTTCAAATCCTTCTCCACGAAGTTCTTGAATACGATACTCAAAGGCATCGGCATCTTGACTGGGTTGAGATGTGACGGCATTCACAAACTCAAGATATGCGTCAGTATTTACGGTCATGAAAATTTAAATCCCTCAAATGATTTCTTCGGTCTATCCTCGTTATTATACTCTTCTTCTTGTCCAGAGTCAAGTATATTATCTTGTGCTGACTGTTCGCAATCATAAAGACGCATCTTGGAACGATCAATTCCAATCACAAATCTCTTATTGACTACAGTATCATTGTATCTGTTCTTTAATTGCTTCACCATTATCTGTCCAATCTGCTCAAGTTCCTCAGTGCTAATAAGGGCAAACATAAGATCAGCAGTAGCAGGGAGACCAAAGGACTCAGAAGTGTCAGTAAGGTCAACATCAGAGCTACCATAACCAGAACGAGTGGTCTGGGTGGCAGATACGATAGGGACCTCGGCTTCGCCAGCCAACCCTCTAAGCTCCTCTGCAATAGATTTAATATATGAATATGAATTGACAGACATCCCTGACTTATAACGGGAGGAAGCACATATATTAAGGTAATCAATGAAAATAATATCAGGTCTAAATGACTTCTTAAGTGCAAGTTCACTAAGAAGTGCTTTAAAATGTCCACTATGTGCAGATGCTGTAGGGTATTCTTTAATTATAAGTGTGCCTTGAGTTTTTGCTGCTAACTTAGTTACTTTATTCTCAAACGTTGACTTAGGCAAATCTACAATGTTCTGAATAGCAACATCTAATAAGTTCGCATCAATTCGTTCAGCAATTTTCTCTTCTGCCATCTCCATTGTAATGTAGAGTACGTTTTTCCCTTGGAGCAACACGGAGCTAGCAACATGGCACATGAATAAAGACTTCCCGACACCAGTACCAGCAAGCGCGATAGTAAGAGTCTTATTAGATATACCCCCGCTCGTAATCTTGTTAAGGTATTCGAGATCAAACGAAACCTTCTCCTCCTTCCTGTGATAGTACTCATATCTTTCTTGATAGTTTTCTAAGTAGTCGTGTCCAATGTTGTTGTCAAAAGAAACTGCCAGTGCATCAGAAAGAATAGAAGGAATCGCATCCCTACTCTTCTTCTCATCATTTCCGTCTGCAATGTGAATCGATTCCATCAGTGCAAGATAAATCGCACGGTCACGACACCACTTTTCGGTAGTGTCTAATAACCATTCATTATCTACTGGAAGATCCGTAAACGAATTGCAGATGTCTCTGGTTTCCTTAATCTCACTCTCGTTTAGATCTGTCCGATTCTCAACCTCAATATTTAGTGCTTCTGCTGTAATTGCAGAACCATACTTCACAATGAACTGAGTAATCTCCTCAAAGATTACTTTTTCACCTCTTTGCTCAAAATATGTTGGTTCTATAAATGGAATTACTTTACGAGAATAATTTTCGTTACATATTAAGTTTCTGAGAATTGTAGTCTCAATCCGTTCCATTATGTGTAGTGTAAATATGTGCTTAAAAGATATTTTGATTCACTTATTGGAGGATTTCCTTTATGAGGAAACATCCAAAGTGGAGGAAAAATAATTAGTGTTCCTTTTTTTGGTTTAATAATTAAATCAGAAAATTCGGTTTCTCCACCCTCTTCGACATCATTCAAATACCAAAAGAAAGATAAAAATCTTCTAGCAGTAGGATATTCTTTAACATCAACATGAGTATCAAAACGATCATTTCCTCCAGTATTATACCTTTTTATTCTAAATTCTTCAAATGCATGTGATTCAGGAAAAACATTTTTATGAACATAGTTATAGTATTTGTCTCTATATTTAAAAACTTTTTTTATAATATGATCATGTGCCTTCTCAATTTTAGATCTATTTTTAGTTATATTAAGTTGAGTGAAATTTGGAGTTCCATTATTATCCAAAATTTCATGCTCATCGGAATTTAATTCAAAAAAAGAAACCAATTCATCACAAATATTTTCTTCTAAAGAATTTTCATGAATGTGAATTAAATCAGAAAGTTTAACCATAAGAGAAAATCTTCTTCGCGGCAGCATCAAGTTGCTGCATTACTTCTTCTGTAAAATAAACTTCTGGGTCTTTTAGAATTGCCTTGGCATATACTTTTTTACCATCCATTTCATAACGACCGGCAACGTTCTTCCACATTCCGGCAAGTTCACCTAACTCAAGTAAACCATAATACCTATCAAGACC